ATGGGCGGAGATGCAGACGGCGGTATGCCAATGGTTATGAAAGATGGAAAAAAAGTTCCAGCTTTTGCCGCTGACGGCGTTGGCAAGATGGCTAAAGGCGGCATGGCCAAAGGTGGCATGAAGCATGAAGACGTCAAGATGGACAAGAAGATGATGCAAAAGGCCGTGAACAAACACGAAGGCCGTTTGCACAAAGGCGAATCCATGACCAAGCTTGCTAAAGGGGGAGTGGCTCCATCCAAAATGGGCTCGGTTAAAACTTCTGCTAGCCGTGATGGTATTGCTACTAAAGGCAAAACCAAAGGCACAATGGTTAAAATGAACATGGGCGGTCGCACCTGCTAAAGGAAATATCATGGCAACTAACAAATACGATAAACCAACCTATGCTTATACAGCTGGCGTGGGCAAACTGGCAGATGATAAGTTTGACATTAAAGGCGCCACCAACTCGGAAGCCGAAATGCGGTTTAGCGATGTGCCTGACCAAAAAGCTATGCGCTTTATGGCAGCCGACGAAAAATTGTCTGAGTTTTTAAATCCTAAAGCTGGCGCCGGTCGTGGCAAGCAGGGCGGCCCTACCGCCAAAGAGCTGAAGGCGTATGAAGACAAGAAGGACGCTCGCATCTTTACCAAAGAAAAACGCATGCCTCCTTCTCCCCGCGAGATGGCTTCGGGCGGAAAAGTTGCTTCAGCTTCAAAACGTGCTGATGGCTGTGCTACCAAGGGTAAAACCAAAGGCACAATGATCACCATGTACGGCGGCGGGAAGTGCTGATATGGCCACCTCAAAAACTCCAGTAGGCGTAGTTAAGTCTTTAAAAAAAGCTGGATTTTATGAGGCGGCAAAGCCTAAACGTCTGAGCATTATTAATAAAGTTACAACCAAACCTCAACGGATCGAGATGGTTGATAAATTATTTTTAGCAAAGAAAAAAAGTAAAGGTACTACAAAATGATAGCTTGCCGCGGTATGGGAGCCATTTCTCCCAGCAAAATGCCCAAGGGTGCAAAGAAAGAGCGCCGGGACGATACGGACTTTACGCAATATGCTGAAGGCGGTCCTGCTGGCTTGTATGCCAACATTAACGCCAAGAGAAAACGTATAGCTGCCGGCTCCAAAGAAAAGATGCGTAAGCCTGGTTCCAAAGGCGCGCCTACTGCCGAGGCTTTTGTTCAATCTGCAAAGACTGCGAGGAAATAATGCACGCAACAAATTGTTTAGAACATCAAGATGGACCCTGCACCTGCGGCTTAGAAGAAGTACTGCAAGATGAAGCTGCGGAAATTGCAGCTGAAGAATGCATGGATGAGGTATAAGCATGACCACTACCGGCACCACGCTTTTCAATATGGACTTCACGGAAATCGCTGAAGAGGCATGGGAGCGCGCGGGCCGGGAGATGCGTTCTGGTTATGACTTGCGTACAGCACGTAGGTCTATGAACCTAATGACGATTGAATGGCAGTCTCGAGGCATCAACATGTGGACTATGGAGCAGGGCATCATTAACTTGACGCCTGGTCTAGCTACATATGCTTTGCCTACAGATACGATTGATTTGTTAGAACATGTAATCCGCACGGGTTCAAACACTGCTTCTACCCAGGCTGATTTGACTATTACACGTATTAGTGTTTCTACCTATGCAACAATACCAAACAAGTTACAACAGGCGCGACCGATTCAGGTATGGATCCAGCGGTTATCTGGTGAGACAAATCCTACAAACTCTGTGCTTGATGGTGCGCTCACCTCAACGGCCACCACGATCACGCTTAACTCGGTGGTTGGATTAGCCAATGCTGGGTTTATCCGTTTGGATAGCGAAGATATTTATTACACATACGTCACTGGCAATACGCTGGGCGGTGTATTCCGTGGCCAGAACAACACAACTGCCGCATCCCACACAGATGGTACAGCGGTGTTTGTGCCCCAACTTCCAGCTGTGACTGTGTGGCCCACACCTGATAACAGCACTACGTACCAATTTGTGTATTGGCGCCTACGCCGCGTTCAGGACGCTGGTGCTGGTGTGAGTACTGCTGACATGAATTTTCGCTTCCTGCCTTGTTTGGTGGCCGGCCTGGCATACCATATTGCAGTGAAGACGCCAGAGCTCATGCCGCGCATTGAAATGCTCAAGCAGATGTACAACGAAACGTTTGATATTGCAGCTGGTGAAGATCGAGAAAAAGCTGCGGTCCGGTTTGTTCCGAGACAGATGTTTATAGGTGGCTCCTAATGGGGAATAGGTTTGCATCCGGCAAGATAGCGATTGCTGAATGCGACCGCTGTGGTCAGCAGTTCCGGTTAAAGAAGCTCAAAACGGAAATCATTAAGCAGCGCAAATATGAGCTGTTGGTTTGCCCTGAGTGTTGGGATCCAGACCAGCCGCAGTTAATGTTGGGTACGTTTCCTGTGGATGACCCCCAGGCACTACGCAACCCGCGTAGAGACACAACGTATGTAACGTCGGGCATTAACAGCAATGGTAATTTGTCAGGTGGTTCGCGGGATATTCAGTGGGGTTGGAACCCGGTTGGCGGGTCAAGAGGTTTTGATAATTTACTAACGCCAAATTACTTGGCATTAGCCGTACAAATTGGTACAGTAACGATACAAATAGGAGCTTAAAATGGCATACACACGATCAGCCGATGGCATTGCAAAAAAAGGTAAAACTGATGTTCAAGTTTTCCCTACCAGTGGTCCAGCCCAAAAAGAAATGATGGGCGGCACAGGTAAAGGCAAAGGAAAAACCAACGCCAATATGAAAGCTATGGGCCGTGGTTTGGCAAAAATTGCAGCACAAAAGCGAGGCTAACATGGCTACATACAGCAAAAAGATGATGGGTAAAGAAGTTGGTGATGCCAAGGTCTATGCCAAACCACATACCATGACCGGCAAAGAAGTTAAAGCTTCTTCCAATCCTGGTTCTGGCCCCGACCATAGCGATGCCGGTACAGTCAATATGGCTGTAGGTAACGTGTATCGTCGTGCACAACCAGAAGCCAAGACAACTGGTATCAAGATGCGCGGTGCAGGTGCAGCAACTAAAGGCGTAATGTCAAGAGGCCCGATGGCATGAACTACACCCAGCTTGTCACGCAAGTAAACGATTACTGCGAGAACTCTTTCCCAACTGACAATATGAATACGTTCATTCGTCAGGCGGAGCAGCGCATCTATAACACGGCGCAACCTGCTAATCTAAGAAAGAACGTGACAGGCCAGTTAACTGCCAGCAATAAGTATTTAGCAGCGCCGTCTGACTTTTTGTCCACGTATAGCCTTGCCATATACCCAGCGTCTGGCACGGGCGACTACTTGTATTTGTTAAACAAAGATGTGAACTTCATGCGTGAAGCATATCCAAACCCAGCAACTACAGGTAAACCTAAACACTACGCCATCTTTGGTCCACAGTCTAATGATGTAAACGAGTTGTCGTTTATGGTGGGGCCCACGCCCGACGCGGCTTACAGGGCTGAGTTGCATTACTATTATTATCCTGAGTCCATTGTGACTGCCACTACATCTTGGCTAGGTGATAACTTTGATTCTGTGCTTTTGTATGGAACTATCTGCGAAGCTTACACCTACATGAAGGGTGATGCCGGCATGGTTCAACTTGCGCAAGAGCGTTATGTCCAGGCAATTGCTCTGTATAAAAATCTGGCTGATGGTAAGCAACGCATGGATGCTTATCGTGATGGTCAATTGAGGGTTCAAGTATCATGAGCATTCTTCAAACCGCAACCACAAGCTTTAAGGTTCAACTGCTTCAGGCGGTTCACAACTTTGGCCCAACAACGCCCAACACATTTAAGATTGCTCTGTACACAGCAGCGGCAGACATTAACGCAAGTACCACAATTTATACAACTTCAGGTGAATTGCCTAGCACTGGCGGATATTCGGCAGGTGGAAATACATTGGTTATTTCTGTATCGCCAACTTCTGGTAACAACTCCGCATCTGTTCCAACTGCCTTTATTTCGTTTCAAAATAGTTCTTGGGCAAATGCCACGTTTACCTGCCGTGCAGCACTAATTTACAATTCCACTCAAGGCAACAAGTCGGTTGCTGTGCTGGATTTTGGCGCTGACAAAACAGTTAACAACGACACATTCACAGTTATCTTCCCAACGCCCGATGCCAATAGTGCAATCGTTCGTATCTCTTAAGGACGCATCATGAGTACAGAAAAAAGCAAAGCCCAAGATCAAGTGTCTGCTGGGTTGTTGACATTCCCCAAGAGCGGCGATTCTGCTTCTGCGGGCGGTGTTTACACCGTTACTTGCGTAGGCCCAGATGGGGCTGAAAAGTGGTCTGACACCTTCCACAACTTGGTTGTGAATGAAGGCTTGCAAGATATGAACAGCAAGTACTTTAAAGGTTCTGGCTACACAGCGGTCTGGTACTTGGGTTTGGTGACTGGCCCCGGCTCAGGTACAACGTTTGCTGCTGGTGATACTTTGGCATCTCATGCAGGGTGGACAGAGAACACCGCTTACACAGGTAGCCGCAAGACCGTAACGTTTGGTACAGCTACAACCGCAGACCCTTCAGTAATTAGTAACTCAGCTTCACCTTCTGCTTTCAGCATTACAGGTACGTCTACGATTGCTGGTGCGTTCTTGGCTTCTACTACCGATAACTCAGGTGTTTTGTTCTCTGCTGGTGACTTCACGGGTGGTGATAAGTCTGTAGCCAGCGGTGACACACTGAACGTAACGTATCAGTTCTCCCTCGACGCTGCCTGATAGGTAGAGCGGTGTTCGGAGATGTAACCTTTGCGCAGTCTCCCTTCGCCTCGTTAGGCGGGGCTACGTTTGGTGTCGACATTTCTGAATCCGCAGTAGCAAATAACGTTCAGTCGGTGTTGGCTACATTTGCTGGGACTGAAGCTGAACTGGCCGTTGCCTCAGAGGTGCAATCTGTTATTGCTCAGTTTCTTGCTAGACAAGAGGAAACAGCTACGGGCACTGACACGTTTAACACCATCAATAACATCTTTGGCGTTTCTCTGTCTGAGTCTGCCGTCGGTACAGATACAAACAGTGCCGTAGCTACACTTATTGGCGCTATTGCCGAGGCTGCTACTGGCGCTGACTCGTTTATTTCTCGTGCAGACTTTGCCGCAGCCATTGAAGAGATGGGGTTGGTGTTTGACCAATTCACGACGGCAAGGTTTGTTAATGCAGCACTTGCAGAAGGCGCTACAGCTACAGATGAGTATTTGGTTAGAACTATCTTTGGCGCTACTGTTGCCGAAAGTGTGGTTGGGTCTGACGCTTTAATACCTGTAAGAGAAATCAATGCGCGGGTTACAGGCATTCAACTTTACGTCAATATTGGTAATGCGCTTATTTGGGCGGTAATTGATGACACACAGAGCGCAAACTGGCAAAATATCAACAATGTTCAAGGCAGTGGCTGGACAGTCATAGACGATGAACAAACCCCCGGTTGGACGAACATCCCATCGTAAGGATAAAAAATGGCGTTAGTACTAAGAGATCGGGTCAAAGAAACGTCCACAACGGCTGGGACGGGCACGATAACGCTTGCTGGCGCAGTCACAGGCTTTCAATCTTTTGCCACTGTAGGTAACGGCAATACCACTTATTACGCTATCGTAGACAACGCCACAGGCGCATGGGAAGTTGGTGTTGGTACATACACATCTTCTGGTACTACGCTGTCCCGTGACACCGTGCTTTCTTCTAGCACAGGCGGAACATTGGTCAGCTTTACAAGCAACCCAAAAGATGTATTTGTAACTTACCCATCCTCACGGTCGGCGTACCAAAACGAAGCAGGGACGCAAGTAGTTCAAACTTCATTTGGCGCAATTACGGCTACGTCTGCGGCACTGACAACGGGCACAATTACCACGGCTCCAGTTAACAACACAGACATTGTTAACAAGCAATACGCTGACGCTATTGCATCTGGCATTCACTTCCACGAAGCAGTGGAGTTGGCGACTACCGCAGCACTACCAGCTAATACGTACAACAACGGAACATCTGGGGTAGGGGCAACGCTTACAGCAAATGCTAATGGCGCTCTATCTGTAGACTCAACGCTTACTGTTGTGGCAAACCGGATACTGGTCAAAAACGAAGTTACGCAAGCAAACAACGGTGTTTACACGGTTACGCAAGTTGGTTCTGCTGGAACACCGTACATCCTGACCCGCGCTACCGATTTTGATACTGTAGGAACCGGAGTTGACCAGATTGACGAAGGCGACTTCTTCTTGGTAACTAGCGGCACGGCTAACGCCAATACCGCTTGGGTTCAGCAGACCGCCCCTCCTATAACAATTGGCACAACGGCCATTGTGTTCCAGCAGTTCTCTGCGCCAATCACCTACACGGCTGGCACAGGTCTGAGCGAGTCTCCCACCTACACATTTAATATTGCTAA